TGGCATCCTTGACCGGCTGAACGAACAACGGTACAAGGTAAGAGGGGTCAACTTCGGCTGGAAGGCCAAGAACTCCATCATGTGGGGTAACAAACGCGCCGAGATCTGGGGCGCGATGCGGGACTGGCTCAAGACAGCCTCCATCCCGCTGGATAGGCAACTGAAGTCGGACCTCACCGGCCCGACCAAGAAGCCAAACTCGTCGGGTACTATTTTCCTTGAAGGGAAAAAGGAAATGCGGGCAAGAGGACTAGCCTCACCTGACGCAGCAGACGCGCTGGCGGTGACGTTTGCCTTTCCTGTGGCGTCTCGTGCCTACGTCGAAAAACCCCGCCACTCCTACAGCTCATCGTCCAACGTCACTAACTCCTGGATGGGATCATAATCATGTCCAATACGCAGTCTACCGGCATCGCTTTTGCAGATCCCGAATTCACCACTTGCTACGCCAGTCAGGAAATTGGCTACAGCACGGCGGCGCAGGGTACGGTTACGCAGCTTACCGACAAGTCTACGGGCGTCACGCTCAACAAGTCGGCTGGCCGCATCACCATGAACAACGCGGCGCTGGCTGGCGGTGCTGCCGCTACGTTTACGTTGACCAACAACCTGATCAGCGCCAACGACGTGGTGATTTTGAACATCAGCGGCGGCGCTACCGCAGCGGCGTACACCACTTACGTCACCAGCATGACGACCGGATCTGCGGTGTTGACGCTGCGTAACCTGACGGCTGGCTCGCTGTCGGAAGCGGTCATCGTCAACTACGCCATCATTTACGGACAGTAACATGCCCCTTAAGAAATCTGCGTCGCCCAAGGCGTTCAAAGCCAACGTGGCGACCGAGGTAAAGGCAGGCAAACCGCCCAAACAGGCGGTTGCCATCGCCTACTCGGTCAAACGACAGGCTGCAAAGCCGTCAAAAGGTAAGTGACATGGATTATTCAGGGGTAGCTGCGGCAGGCCGCGTGTCAAGCGGCGGCGGGTCTCGTAAGAAAGACCCCGCCACTGTATTGGATACGATGCGTAGCCGTCTGACGATGGCTATTGCTGCGTATTCCGAAAGTCGCGAAGATGAATTGGATGATCTGCGGTTCTTTGCCGGATCGCCGGACAATCAATGGCAGTGGCCTGCTGACGTGTTGGCTACCCGTGGTTCAGTGCAGGGACAGACGATCAACGCGCGTCCTTGCCTAACCATCAACAAGCTGCCCCAGCATGTGCGACAGGTGACAAATGATCAGAGACAAAATCGACCAAGCGGTAGGGTCATTCCTGTTGATGACAAGGCGGACGTGGAAGTCGCTGAAATTTATGATGGTCTGGTTCGCCATATTGAGTATATGTCGGATGCAGACGTGGCTTACGATACTGCTTGCGAAAATCAGGTAACGTATGGCGAAGGCTACATTCGGCTGCTCACGGAATATTGCGGCGATGATACGTTTGATCAAGACATCCGCATCGGGCGCATTCGCAACTCTTTTAGTGTGTACATGGACCCCACCATTCAAGATCCATGCGGATCTGACGCCAAATGGTGCTTTATCACAGAAGATCTTACAAAATCTGAATACGCGCGGCTTTTTCCCGACGCCATGCCTATTTCGTCAATTCAGCAGCAGGGGATTGGCGATGAAAATTTGTCCAACTGGCTGAACGAGGATGTGGTCCGCATCGCGGAATACTTCTACATCGAATATGAGCCCGCCAAACTCAATTTGTACCCCGACAACCGCACGGCGTTTGAAGGAAGCCGCGAAGACGCCATGTTCAAGGCGTCTGGATTGACCCCGCTCAAGAGCCGCCAGGTAGATCGCAAGCGCGTCAAGTGGTGCAAGACCAACGGCTACGAAATGCTGGAAGAAAACGATTGGGCGGGCCAATGGATTCCGGTCATCCGCGTCGTTGGCAACGAATTTGAAGTAGACGGCCGTCTTTTCGTGTCTGGATTGGTGCGAAACGCCAAAGACGCGCAGCGGATGTACAATTATTGGGTGTCTGCTGAGACCGAAATGCTGGCTTTGGCCCCCAAAGCGCCGTTTATCGGCTATGGGGGGCAGTTTGAAGGCTATGAACAGCAGTGGAAGACCGCAAACGTCAACAACTGGCCGTATCTTGAGGTCAATCCTGACGTTACGGACGGCCAAGGAGCGGTATTGCCGCTTCCGCAGCGGTCTCCCCCGCCTATGGCGCAAGTTGGGCTCATACAGGCCAAAGCAGGCGCTTCTGACGACATCAAATCGACCACTGGTCAGTACGACAGTAGCTTGGGCGCGACCAGCAACGAGCGGTCGGGTCGAGCGATATTGGCTCGTGAAAAACAGGGCGATACAGGCACATATCACTACGTCGATAACCTCGCCCGCGCCATCCGCTACACTACCCGCCAGATTGTCGATATGATCCCCAAGATCTACGACACCCAGCGCATCGCCCGTATCATTGGTATGGACGGCGAAACGGCTATGGCAAAGATTGATCCGACACAACAGGAACCAGTCAAAAAGATTGTCAGTTCTGAAAACCCCAGCGTTGTAATTGAAAAGATCTACAACCCCGGCGTCGGCAAGTACGATGTGTGCGTTACGACCGGCCCAAGCTACATGACCAAGCGTCAGGAAGCTTTGGATTCCATGTCGCAGCTTCTTCAGGGCAATCCAAACCTTTGGGCGGTAGCTGGCGATCTGTTCATCAAGAATATGGATTGGCCTGGCGCGCAGGAAATGTCCAAGCGGTTTGCCAAAACCATTGATCCCAAGCTTCTTGAGACTGACGACAAATCCCCGGCGCTTCAGGCTGCTGAACAGCAGATGCAGGCAATGGGACAAGAGATGGATCAGATGCACAAGATGCTTCAGAACATCCATCAGTCCGTTGAAGTGCAGGATATGGAGCGCAAAGAGTTTGAAGCGACGATCAAGGCGTTTGACGCCGAAACCAAGCGCATTTCGGCTGTACAAGCGTCCATGTCGCCTGAGCAAATTCAAGATATTGTTATGGGTACGGTCCACGGCATGATTACCAGTGGCGATTTGGCTGGCGAAATCCCCGGTCAGGAACTGCCAGGTGAAGGTGCTGGTCAAGAAATGCCGCAGGGAATGCCGCCCCAAGGAATGCCACCGCAGGGAATGCCGCAATGAAAAAAGCGTCTGATTTTGTAGGGTACTTATTCCTTGCGAGGGATGTGGCCCATTCGGTTCATCTTAATACCCGCAGTTTTGCCAAGCATATGGCATTGCAAGGGTTTTACGATGGTATCGTGGATTTGGCAGACAAATTTGCTGAATCCTATCAAGGCCGTCATGGTCTTATTGGCGGCATTGGCCTTCAAGCTGCCAAAAAAACTACCAACGTAGTTGAGTTTTTAGAAAACCAACTCGAAGAAATCGAAGGATGTCGATATGAAGTAGTGGACGCAAAAGACACTGCGCTCCAAAACATCATTGACGAAATCGTTGGCTTGTACCTGACGACGCTCTACAAACTCAAATTTTTGGCGTGAGGTAACAAATGCCCACTGCATCCTATGTCAAATACACCGCAGCTATCGAACCCCTTTTAGAGGGCATTAATGCGGGTACAGACGCATGGAAAGTAGCCCTGGCGGCTACAGTCAATGTTGCGGACACGACGTTTACCGCAGGCACTACCGATCTGGCTACTGGTGGCGGCTACACGGCTGGCGGTAATGCGGCGTCTACAACCACGGCAACTCAAACGGCAGGCACATACAAACTTGTTCTTGCTAGTCCATCCGTATGGACGGCTACAGGTGCAGGATTTACTTTTCGGTACGCTATTCTTTGGGATAGTACGACTAGCACCCCCGTGGCCTATTGGGATTACGGATCTTCGCAAGCTGTTGCCGCTGGCGAAACTGTTACCATCACTCTTGATGCCACAAATGGCGTGTTCCAAGCTACTTGATAGGGAAAACTATGGCTATCAAGGTTCTTGAAGACGGTCGCATCGCTGACGAGTTCGAGATTGGCGAAGAGCCGCATGTCCTGAAGGACGCGCTGGTGATGCGCCCTGAAGACTACGATGCACTGACGCCTGACGAGATCATCGCCATGAAGCAGGCGCGCTACGACAATTGGATCGCCATCATCCTTGCGCCGCCTGTTGAGATGCCCATTGAAGACGTTCCCACTGATGCTTTGGTGTAATCATGGCTGACCGTTATTGGGTTCTCGGCGGAACAGGCGTTTGGTCGAGCACGACCAACTGGTCAACCTCGTCTGGCGGTGCGTCTGGTGCGTCGGTTCCCGGCTCCGCAGACAATGTTATTTTTGACCGGGCATCAACCTATACGGTTAGCATCACTACTGGGTCTTCGTGCTTAAGCTTTACGGCATCGGCAGGCTCGCCCACATTCACGATGACAAACACCCTCAGTATTGCTGGCAGCTTCAATCTGACGGGCAGCACCACCACTTGGACGGCCAGCACATCTGGTTTGTTTTTTCAAAACCAAGCGGGCGGCAGCGCAACCCGCACAATCAATTCAGCAGGCGTCACCATCGACTGCCCTGTAACGGTTTCGGATAACGTTGCGTCTACTGTGCAGCTTGCCGCCAACTTCACAATCGGTTCGACGCGCACGTTCACCTTTTCAGCGGGCATCGCTGGCGACATTTTGGACCTGAACGGGTTCACGTTGACGTGCGGAATTTTCAATAGCTCCAACGCCATCACTCGCACATTGGCATTCGGCACCGGAAAGATTGTCTGCACTGCCACTGGAACTCCATGGAACTTAACTACAATCACTGGCCTCACTGTCACTGGAACACCAAGGGTTGAGCTTTCCTATAGTGGCTCAACCGCAATGACAGTTCAACTTGGGTCATTGTCGCAAGCAAATTCCATATCGTTTTGGTTTCAGGCCGGATCATATTCTTTATCTTTTGGTGGCACCACCATAAGGAATTTGGATTTTACGGGTTCCGCAACAACAATTGCAAGCGGAGCGCTAACAATTTATGGAAATCTTACGCTTAGTTCTACAACGTGGTCTTCCGCCAGCACTCAAACATTTGCTGCGACATCCGGCACTCAAATCATTACTTCAAATGCACAAACAATGGACTGTCCCATCACGATAAATGGAGTTGGCGGAACAGTTCAGCTCGCTGATGCAATGACAATTAACTCTGGGCGTACGTTTACGTTAACCGCTGGAACGCTCGATCTTAACGGAAAAACGCTAACAACTGGAGTGTTCTCGTCTTCTAATTCAAACACACGAACCATAGCGTTTGGAACTGGAAATATCACAGTCACTGATAGCGGCACAAGTGTCTACACAACCGGAATTTTGACCGGATTAACAATAACTGGAACACCAGTTGTCAACATCACATATTCCGGTTCAATTGCAACGCAAGTAGCTTGCGGCGCAGCTTCGGAAGCGCAAGCGGTATCATTCAACTTCACGGCTGGAACCTACGTTCTTAGTTTTTTGGACGCAATTTCTTACGCTGCGAAAAACATCAGCTTTGTGTCAGCACCGGGAGCAACAACGGGATTTGGTGGTACATGGGCAACCAGAGTCAACAGCAATACCATATATGGGGACTTGACCCTTTCCTCAAACATGACCGTCGGCTCAACTACTCCCGTTCTCGTGTTTGGCGCAACATCTGGAACGCAGACAATTACATCAAATACAGCTACTTTAGATCTAAACGTGTCGATTACAGGCGGGGCTATTTTTAAGCTTGCTGATGCGTTAACGCTTGGGGTGACACGAAGTGTCACGCTTACGCTAGGAACGCTCGACCTCAACAATAAATTGCTTACTCTCGGCATTTTTCTTTCAACCAATTCAAACACACGAACCATTGCGTTTGGAACGGGAAGCATAACTTGCAGCGCCGCTGGCGGCACGCTTTGGAACACATCCACGCCGACTGGTTTGACGGTCACAGGAACTTCTACTGTTAATATCTCTTATTCTGGAACAACCGCAACATCCGTTCTCCCCGGTATTCTTACTGAAGCCCAAGCGGTGTCCTTCAACTTCACTACAGGCACATACCCGTTAACATTTTTGGCAACGGCAACTTACGCTTGCAAAAACGCAAACTTTACAGGCTTTGCAGGAACATGGTCGGGAACTGCGGCGGGCGTTATCTATGGAAATTTGACGCTTGCCACCGGCATGACATTAACTGCCTCGGCAGCTATTATGAGTTTTAGAGGGACATCCGGCACACAGGTTATCACATCAAATTCCAAAACAATTGACTTTCCTGTGACATTCAACGGCATCGGCGGAACATTTCAACTTGCTGACGCAATGACGCTTGGCGCAACGCGCCAACTGGCGCACACTAATGGCACTCTTAACTTAAATGGAAAAACGCTCACCGTTGGCACGGCGTATACAACCGCTGGCGGAACAAAGAATCTCACGTTCAATGGTGGAACGCTTGTTTGCCCAGCAGCTTCTGTGACTGCATTCAACAACGCTTCTCCAACAAATTTCACTACCACAGCAGGCACCGGCACCGGCAAAATTAGCATGACCGCTGCGACTGCCAAGACCTTCGTCGGCGGCGGCTCCACGTTCAACTGCACCCTGTCCAATGATGGTGCAGGCGCACTTACCGTTTCTGGCAGCAATACCTTCACAACCGTTGCCAACGGGGTGCAGCCTACGGCCTTCACCTTTACCGCCGCCACAACGCAGACCGTCACCAATTGGAATGTCAGCGGCACGGCTGGCAACCTTGTCACTATCATTAGCAGTACGGCTGGTACGCCCGCACTTCTGTCCAAAGCATCCGGCACGGTGTCGTCCAACTATCTTAGCCTTAAGGACAGCACGGCCACAGGTGGCGCGGCTTGGTATGCGGGTGCAAACTCGACCAACGTCAGCGGCAACTTAGGGTGGATTTTCTCAAACGCTCCCACTGGCAGCTACACCATCACCGCACTTAATGGAACGTACACGCTAAATGGACAATCCGTTGGCATTTACCGGGGGCGTAGCCTAACCAGCGAGTATGGTTCCTATGCCTTGACGGGACAATCAGCTACTTTGTCTCGGGGGTTCTTGCTTTCGCCTCAAAATGGCTTATACTCGATAACCGGGCAGGCCATAGACATTACATACACCCCCGCTCCGCCGGTTACAGGACCGACGCAATATGTGATAGAAATCCGGTCCTTCACGGAACGCAGGAGAATATGATGTCGGTTAACCTGAAAGCCATTACGACCCGGTTAGGCTACCAGCAGATCACATCTCTCAGTGCCTCAACGGCGCTGACGGTGCCGACTACGGACGTTAACGGTTTGAACTGCCGACCCGTAATCGCCCTTATTACCCCCGAAGGCCAAGCCGTTCGTTGGCGCGATGACAATACCGCCCCCACTGCAACTGTTGGAATGCCTCTTGCTGTGGGTGTAACGCTCCAGTATGACGGCGATCTCACCATGATCCGGTTCATTGAACAGGTGGCTGGAGCCAAACTTAACATCAGCTATTACGCCTAAAGGTGGCCCCATGAACGTCTCACAGGACAACGCCCCAATGGACTACATGGACTATTTCACCAACCAGCTCCCCAAGAACCTGGCTACAATGGCCGCGTTGCGGGATGAGCTTGCGGTTCGTCAGGGCGCGCTATCTGCGGCTCAGGACGCCGTTGCAGACCGGGCCAAAGCTGCGGACGAACTTGCCGCCGCCAAAGCCACCGCTGCTGAATTGGTTGCAGGGGCTAAGGAAGCTAGGGCCGCGCTGGAACAGGATCAGGCTCAACTGAAAGCTGATCGCGCTGCGTTCGACTCGGCCAAGGCGGATAGTGACGCCGCGCTGGCTGCTCGCGCGGATCTTCTGTCTCGGCAGGAAGCATCTTGCAACGCCAACGAACTTCGTCAGGCATCTACGGCAGCGGCACTTGACGCCCGCGCCGCTGATCTGGCATCCGCTACGCAGGCCCTTGAGGCCCGTGTGAAGGCCTTCCAAGAGAAAGTGGCTGGCCTTTCTGCTTAACCGACTGGCCGGTAGCCAGGAACTCTTCGGAGTAACCCATGAACGACGACAACGCACCTACCCCAGCGGATGCTTTGGCACCCGTGTCAGAATTGGAAGCTACGGCGGCTCCTATTGCTGAAACTACAAGGCCGGAAGATCAAACGACTGAAACGCCCAAATCTTTCACACAAGAAGAATTGGACGCCATAGTTGGTAAGCGCCTTGCAAGAGAGCAACGAAAATGGGAACGGGAACAGGCCCAGCGGACTGTTCCTACTGCGCCTTCTGAGCTACCGCCACCTGATCAGTTTGATTCGGTCGAAACCTATGCGAAAGCATACGCCGAACAGATGCTACGGGAACGGGAAGTTCAAAAACAGCGGTCTGAATATGTAGAAGCTTACCACGACCGCGAAGAGGACGCGCGGGGCAAATACGATGACTTTGAACAAGTCGCGTACAACCCTAACCTCCGCATCACGACCGTGATGGCCGAAACGATCCAGACTTCGGATGTTGGACCCGACGTAGCGTACTACTTAGGTTCCAACCCCAAAGAAGCAGATCGCATATCCCGTTTGCCGCCTATCTTGCAGGCCAAGGAGATCGGTAAAATTGAAGCCACTTTGGTTTCAAATCCTCCGGTCAAGAAATCTTCGAGTGCGCCCACGCCTATTTCGCCTGTCACTGCTCGTAGCAGTGGAGCCCCCGCTTTCGACACCACTGACCCCCGGTCTATCAAAACGATGACCACCTCAGAATGGATTGCCGCAGAACGGGCGCGACAGATAAAGAAGCTGGAAGCCTCGAAATTCCGTTAACCCTCTACGCCTGAAAGGCTAACAAATGGCTAACAGCATTCTTACAATCGACATGATCACCAGAAAGGCTCTGGAGATCCTTGAGAACAACCTGGTGCTTTCGCGTAACGTGAACCGCCAGTACGATGACAGCTTCGCCGTCGAAGGCGCGAAGATTGGCTCCACGCTGCGTATTCGCCTTCCTGATCGCGCTCTCGTCACCAACGGCGCTGCGCTTCAGGTTCAGGACGACAACGAGCAGTACACGACCCTGACTGTTTCTACCCAGAAGCACATCGGCGTGAACTTTACGTCTGCCGAACTCACCATGCAGTTGGATGACTTCGCAGAGCGCGTTCTGAAGCCCCGTGTCAGCCAGCTTGCTGCCAGCGTGGATGCGGACGTGGCGAATGCCTACAAGAGCATCTACAGCTCAGTCGGCACCCCCGGCACGACCCCGGCCACTTCGCTTGTCCTGCTTCAGGCCCAGCAGAAGCTGAATGAGTACGCGGTTCCCATGGATCAGCGTTACGCCACCGTGAACCCTGCTGCCAACGCCGGTCTGGTCGAAGGCATGAAGGGCTTCTTCAACCCCACCAGCACGATCAGCCGTCAGTTCAAGACCGGCATGATGGGCGAAGGGGTTCTTGGCTATGATGAAGTCAACATGTCTCAGTCCATCGTGCAGCACACGACCGGTTCGCGCTCCACCTCGGACACGATCCTCGTCAACGGCACTGTCACGACGCAGGGCGCGTCCACCATCAGCATTGATGGCGGCACCGGCTCGGCG